TACTGTAGCTCATATTCAAAAGTTTAGACAAATTATGGTAAAATATTTTGATACAGATAAAAGATTAAATTCTATGATTAGACAAACAAATGAAAATAAAATAGAGTTAGCAAAAGCTATAAAGAAGTTTGGATATAAATACCCTAATGGTGAAATGGGTGCGCTTCAATACTTCTCTCACTAAAAAAAAATAAACCCCCAAGGATATCTATATGATACCTTGGGGGTTTTTAATTTTTATTTAAGCATTCCTCTTTTAGCAAGCAGTTCTCTATAATCTTTCATTTGATCATGCTTTCTTTTCTTAGCTGCTTGATCATCGATTTCACCAGCTGCTAGATCTTCTGATATACCAATGTCAATTACTCGTGGCATAAGATCTTTTGTGTACGCTAGATCATCTGTTAGTGGTGTTCTTGTAAGTGGATTAGAGTTCCAATCTGATATGAACTCTTCATCATCTACTTGTACACCTCGCAATGCTAAATGATTATACGATTTACGCGAAGAAGTAGTCACTGTTTTCAATCTCCTTTATATCTAGGTTGCCAAGTATGGGTTGTTCTACATCATCTTCGGCATCTGTTATGAAGTTACGTATGACTTCAAAGTAATTTTCATAATCATACATACGTATGAATACTTGTTTGGTTAAGTCTAATAGCCTATCTACATCAGAGGCATGGGTACTAAAGCTATCATGTACAGCTGCAAAACATCCATTCCATTCTGATATAACAAGAGCCATATGACTTGCATCCATAGAGTGTATATAATTAGGTGACATTCCACAGATGAAACCTCTCCTGTCTGGCATACGTGTAGGTACTAAAGCAACATGAGTTACTTGTCCTGATTTATTACCATAACCTTTTATACGACCTCTAGCTTTTCTATCTTGCATTATCCATTTCTCATAGATAACATCAAAACCTGATGGTGTACTCCACTTAATCTTATCGTCCCCTTTACCATGTTTTAATCTAGTTGTGAACTGTTTTAATTTTATTACAACATCATTCAGTTCTTCTAGATCTTCATCAGTTTTGAAGTTCTTTTTCATAAGATCATCTCTCAGTTGAGAGTACTCTCTGTATTTAGCATTAGCTTCATATCCATTTGAGTCTAACTTAACATGAGATCCTAATTGATACATAGATAAATCTTGAAGATAAGTCATAGTAGATAGTGGGCCAGGACATACTTTATCAATAGCTTTTATAAGAAGCTTTGCAAATTTAGTACAATCGTCTTGTGTAATCCCATACTCTGTATGATAATCCTCAGACTTACAATCAAAGAACATATTTTCAGCAATCTTTTTAGACCCTGCTGAATATGCTCTAGTCATTGATCCACGTTTAGATATACCTTTACGTATACTTTTCATTGGCATAGCAGCCAGTATAGAACTAAGTCTTTCATCATCACAAATATTAATCATCTCTTTGGCAGTCTGAACATAGAAGTCTTTTTGTATTTCTGAAGGTATTAAACCTACTAGATCTCCTGTTTGTTCATCTTTAGAAATAGCTCCTAAGTGTTGCCATCCATTGTTACTACCATCAATAGGTATAGGTAACGAGGTCATGTGTATTCTGTTATCCTTAAACGCACAGTCAAACTCATACCATTCTACACAAGCAGCAAGGAATGACACTTTCTTTTCAGCTTCACTAGAAAACTGTTGATGTTTCCCTGCTTCTTTGATTTCAGTCATGTATTGATTAGTCCACTCAATTCGATCTTCTAGTGTCATCTTATCAACAGAAATGTTGTCTAATCCTTCACGTTCTAGATGATCTTTGTAGTCTGATGTACACCACTTTGGTATTTCATCAATACCATAAGACATATTAAACACAGATGCAGTGTGTATTGCTAACCATTGTAATCCAGTTTCAGTCATTGGTTTAGCGTGTTTAAATTTAAATAAACCTCTAGCTAAATCAGATCCTTGATAGTTCATAAAGCTTTCACAGTAATAGAACCTACCTCTGTAATCTACATCTAGGTACTGATAGAACTCATCTAACTCTGATAGCTTACGTGCTTTCTCTGATATGAATGCCCACTCTACCATTTTACTTCTACGTTTAAGTTCTTTGGCATCGTTATCTTCTATTGGGTCTTCAGATATAAACACTTCTCTATTAAGTACCATTGCATCATAAACTGGTTTGTTTATAGTCCAAGCTGTTTGTTGTAGTTTATTAAGTGCTTGTACCCAAGGTGCATACTTATTTAATGGATCACTTTCAAGTCTACCTTTTATTATAGGTCTATCTACACCATTAATTTTCTGAAACATTTTAACTATGTCTTTAGGCTTTTCAGTTGTTGTTGCTCCTAAAGGGAAGCTTGCACCTTTAGGTGGTATAGTTCCCAACTCAAACCAACGAGGAGCAGCTGACACAATATGACAACTGTTCCTAGTTTTAGCATATGACAACTCAATAAAGTTTAAATTGTATAATGCTTCTATAAATAAATCACCTATAGATACTTGAGAACCCCAAGGTAGGGGTTCCCGATCTAACTCTCGCCCAACACTTTGACCTATCTTAGTAGATGCATTAGTCAATGTTGTAGTCCCTGCTGGACTAGAGCTAGTATCTTTTGTAAATTGCATCTGTAATATTGAGATGCTTTTAAGAACGTAATCTTCCATACGTTCACTATAGTTTATGGATAGTCGCAATAGAAGACCTGCTAAATGAGGTCTTCGTCTTGCTGGACTTACCCCATCTACCCGATTAACAAGGTAGTCAACTATCTCTTGGAGTGCTGACATATAATCTCCTATGAAGTTATGTAATCAAATCCTTCTTGTTTTTCAACAAGTCTTGTAGTGTTTGGATCATAGCTTGCAGATCCAGCATCTCCAGTTTTACCTGTAAATCTAGACTTAAGAACTCTGAAAGTAACTGTGTTACGTTCATAGGAGTCTTCAGCTACTAGGTTTCTTGAAAATGCAATGATATCAAATGATATTTGTTTTATTGAACCAGAACCTTTTATATCATCAATGGATGCAATGTTACCATCTTCAAAGGCTTTTCCTCCCTGTGCTTTACGCAAGTGTGAGATCAAACCTAGCCAGATGTTGTGACGTTTAACTATCTTAAGTAAGTCAGACATGAATTTATCTATGGCTTCGTTACCTGTTAGACCATCACTACCTTCTGATACAGCAATAGTAATGTGATCTAGTACAAGATACTTACAACCCATGAGGGCCATGTATTCTATCTTATCTACAAGACTATCATCACCTACAGAACCCTGATGATCTAAGAGAACTAGTCGTTCATCTCCAAATACTTCATCAAAACCCTGTCTAAGTTCGTCTTCTGATGGCGATGAATCCTCATTAAGAGGTTTCTTAAGGGCCATCCCAATGAACTTCTCTGCCGTGTCTCCAACGCTCTCTTCCAAACTAATAAGCCCAACCCTATCATCCGTTTTTGTGAGAAGATCCAAGATAATCTCTTTGATAACAGTAGATTTACCACTACCAGTTCCAGAAGTGAATAGAGTAATCTCACCATGTCTAATTCCTTTTAACTTTGCGTTTAAACCATTAAGGCATTTAGGATATGGAACACATTCAACATTCTGACGTTGTATAAATTGATCCCATATAGGTTGACCAGTTACAATACCTGATGGGTTCCAACTCTGTGCATTCCATATGCATTCTATTAGTGTCTTCCAACCATGATTCATTAGTGTATCATTAGCGTCATTCTCTGGAAGCTTTGCGACTTTAGCTTTCCCTGGCTTAATCATTTTACCTAGGAAGTCTGTCATTTTCTTACCAGCTTCATCTTGATCCATCATAATGATAACACTTTTGAAACTATTTATCCAATCCCTTTGAGCCAAAGCACAAGAGGTAGCAGATGAAGAAGGCACACCGACAACAGAATAATTACGTCCATACTTTTCTCTGTACGCTTGGGCAACTGACATGGTGTCAATGGCTCCTTCACAGATGACCAACGTAAATCCTCCAGTTGCTTGTCGTTGTCCGAATAATTCAACATTTTTAAAGTCTCCATAAGTTTTAAAAGCTTTTGGTAACTTACGTTCTTGGTATGCTGCAATGTTACCATCAACTGTCCAAGGATAGTAGTGTGCTTCTGGTTTCCCATTCACATCTACAGACATTTTAACATCGAAATGATCTACAATTTCTTGTGATATTCCACGAGAAGTAATAGGGTAACTCCGATAACTCTTTATTTGTTCCATTGAAGGTCCAAAAGACCTTTCAATTATATCATCGTCATCTATAAGTTCGTTCATATTATTATTACTTTCTTTAAATACTGTTTTCCCACATGAGAAACAGTGTGTTCTTGGATTCTCATCATTGTATATGTGGTTTGCATCAGAGCTACCACAACTTTCACAATTTGTTTTCACAAGTAATCCCTTTCTTCTTTTATATCTCTATTGTTGTTACGTTTCTTCCGAGTCTTGGAGTGCTTCGAGTCCCACTTCAAGTTCTTTTGCTTTTGTAACTCTAACCCAGAGGTATTCTCCACCTCTTTTGACTCTATCTCGTTGTAAGATGATACCTTGTACAGTTTTGTCATTGAACTCCTCAAATATGTTTTGGTATGTATCTAGTAATGGTTTGATTATATTGTCTAAGTCAGATGCTCTGTTAGATAATCCAGCATAGACTATAAAATGAACTGGACTAT